ATTGGCATTATATTGTATTAATAACGTCCTTCTAAAGGCCCAGTGCTAGAGTATGTTCCAGGTATTCCTTTTAAATTTCTACCAGCTGATCTATTTTTATTAATATAAGTTGCTGCTCCTGTAGTATTTTTAGGGGCTTTATTATCTAATGGATCTAAACGAGTTTCTGTTGGTATGTATTGACCTCCTTTAAAATTAAGAATTCTCATAGTAGTAGTATTTTCACTATCATCTAAAGAATAGACAGAATACTGGTTATGTAAATTACTAAAACCTCTATCATTGCCATTAGAAATAGATCTTTGCTTTGAAGAATAATATCCCCAATTTGGATATCCAGGAACAGCACTTATTTTATTGCCAGGGAGACTGAGTTTACTATTTTCTAAACGATTTAATAATGCCATAGTTGTATAATTTTTAATTGTTATGTTTGATATAAATATTGAATTAAGCTAAACTATATGAATTTTTAACTTGCTCTGTTCCAGTTTCGTTGCGTCTTCCTACCATTGTTCCTACTTTTTCACCGTCTAGGCTAACTGTTATGGGGCGGGATGCTAGTTTATTTATGGAATTTTGTAGATCTTTGATTGCTGCTACTACCATTCCCATTGATTCGCCACCGCCTCCACCACGATTTCCACCACCTCCACCTAAGTTGGTTCCTGCTATTACTGTGTCTTTATCGTTTAATGCTATTGCACCTTCTGGTGCCATTAACGTACGTTTACCATATCCTGGTGATACTACGTCATCTCCTTTCATGTATCCATATAACATTGCTCCTAATCCTGCTGCTACACCAGCTGCTAAAGCCCATCCCACAACGGGTATAGAAGAAACACTAGCTGCTGCTTTTGCCATTGCTTCTGCTATACTATATTTGGCAGCTACTTTTGTAAATTTAGCTACTTGTTGTACCATTTTTATTATTCCTGGGAGTTGTGATCCTATCATTGCTCCAAAAATAATGGCTAGTCCTTCTGTAGAATTTAATATTTTTAATATTGTTTGAAGAAAACTTATTAAAGGACCACCTACTAAAGCCGCTATTTGTTCTTGAAGTCTAGTCATAAGATCATTGAATTGCATCTGTAGGTCTCTTTGATCTTGAAGATGTTTTGTGTATTGCTCAGCATTCATCCCTCTTGCCTTCATCTCTTCAACCTGCTCTTCATTTAATTTGGCTGCTTCTTCTCCATAATCATTTACTAGCTTTTGTTTTGTTAACATATCAGCCATTTCTTCTCTACTCATACCAAATGCTTCTGCTAATGATTTCTGAGCAACAACATTCATATTTTGGAAGTCTTCTAATGAACCTACTTGAGCATTTAATTCTTCCATTAAAGCTGCCTGATCACCTGTTAAAGCAGCAGCTCTTGCTCTTTCAAAGTTTAGTTGTTTGCCTGTTATTAATTCAGCTTCTAGTTCCTTTTCGATAGACTGTTCAAAGTTTAACATTGAATCTCCAATCTTATCTACTTGTTCTAAAGTAAGACCTAAAGCTTTAGCTTGTACTACTGCTTTGGCTAATGCATCTGTATTACCTTTAAATTTAACTAATATTCCTGTGCTTAGTTTGCTAATTGTAGAGAGTAATTCTTTATCGCTGATGCGAATTTTGTTTGCTCGTTGAGCTTCAAATGTAGCATTTCTTACACTTGCTAAATATTCTGTAGTAGATTTTCCAGTAATAGTAGCATTTCTAGCTAATCCTGCTGCTTCTTCATTTGTTAATCCTACTAATTCTGTTAAACGAGCAAAATTTTCTCTTTCTTCATTGCTGAATTCAACAGCTACTCCTAATTGTTCTGATAAAGCTTGTTGGGCATTAACTAATCTTTCTACAGTAGCAAATCCATCTTTAGAAGCAAGTGAATAAGATTCCATCTCTTTTCTTATTCCTTTAGCACCATCGTAGCTAACTCCTAATGATTTAGACATAGCTACAATTTGCTTATCTGCCTTGAACATTCCATTTATTATTATTCCTATTATACCGGCTAAAGAAAAAAACTGTGCTACTTGATCTTTAACAGAACCTAAAGCACTATTAGAAATATCTTTTAGTTTACTACTTAAGCTTTCTTGTTTTGAAAGTTGTTCTGTAGATGAAAGTAAACTTTTTGTCTGGTCTTCTAATGCTTCATTGAGTTGAAGTTGTAATGTATAGTTTTTTAAAGTTTGTTTAGCTTTAATTAAAGCTCTTGCATTAGCTATAGATGCTTGATTATTATAGGCAGTAAGAGCTGCTTTTAATTTATCTTCAGCTAATTTTTTTTCTATACTAATTGAAACATTACGTTTATTTAATTCATTTAGTTTACTGGTTATTTTATTTATATCTTTAGATATGTTTGAAGATTTTAGCAATCCTTCTCCAAGATTTCTTACATCTTCTGCAAGATCAGAAAATTGTTTTCTTGCCCCTTTATTGATGGCCTCTCCTATATTTTGGATATTATCAACAACTTTATTTAGCTCTTCATTAAGTTTTTCAACTTCTTGGGCAATTTTTTTCTTATCATCAGCCATAATAGTATAATATTATATCATATAAATATTAAAGGCACCTATCTTCTAGGCGCCTTTGTAGTGTAAGTTGGAGATGCTACGTTTGGTCGTGCTATTTCTTTATTACTTTTATTTTTTAAAGCATTTGCCTGTTTTTCATGCTCTTCATTCTGTTTATCGTAATGTTCTTTTATTAAACTAAACGTAATACGACGTAGCCATATAGGCATGTTGTAAACAGTTTCCCAATCATATCCACCTTGCCCATGAAATACTATTTCATGTATTTGTTTAAATAAATGAGGTCTATACCCCTGCGTCAGGCCAAAAAAAGTTAAGAGAAATTGGAACTGTTATGCCCTCCCCTACATAACTTTCATCTTCAGGAATATACTTCATTTCGATATCTGGGGTTACTTTGGCGTAATGTTCACGTAATGCTCTTGCATCAGGTGCTAATAGATAATTGTCTATAAAATCACGAACGCTATTTTGATCACGGTTTCCGTTGATGGAGGTAATCATGTGTTTTAGACGAGTAGTAACATCGTATGAGCCATTTGGATTTACTTTTTTCAATCCTTTAATTTCGGCTTCAATTTTTTTCTCATCACCGTGTGTGAGTAGTTTAAATGTTACTGTGTTGTTTGTTTTAGGTAAGGTAAATGTAAATTCATTCACACCACTTTTAACCAGAGATTCATCTAATTCTTTTTCTCTTAATGTAGCTAAGTCAACAGTTGCTTCTTGTTCGTTACCTTTATCGTCTGTGTATTTAAAAGAATAATTTTGACCGTATCCTAAGATACGTGCTGCAATCAAAATTGCATTTTTATCACCAATTAACAAATCATCATAGTTGATTGGTGTTACAATTAGTGATTGTAATAGTTTATCAATTACAGTACCACTTTTAATGAAGTTAACGTTAGTGAGAATGTCTTCATGGTGCGCTGTCATGTAGCGCATTTCAATTTTACCTGATGATAGAGGTGATTCTTTTGGATACAATAAACCTTTTGATGGTAATGAAACTTCTTCTGTTGGAATTTTTAATTCTGCCATAAACGTATTTTATTTTATTTGTGTGTATATAAATATATGCAAAACAAAGATGTCTACCAAAAGGTAGACATCTCTTTAAAAATATGGATAGTAAATTAAAAGTTCAATACACAATAATCCATAGCGATTGTTACGCTAAGTGAAATTGCTGCATCTCCAGATGACCAATCATATTCACCAAAGGTTGCTGTTTTAACGTAAGCACCCATGATAATCCATTCACTTACTACATCACCAACAGGACCTAAAGTTTGTAATGTTAAACGCTTCTTATAGAAGTCAGAATAACCATCTCTACCTGTTACTGATTCGTGTGCTAAACGAGCCCATTCCATTACTGCTTGTGCTCCAGAAGGAGTTACGGGATCGTATAATTCTAATGTCATATCATTCCACTTTACTTTACCCTTAACTTTACGGTAAACGTTAATGTGGTCTAATATGATTTCTCCAGCTTCAAATCCAGGAGCAGCTGCTTTCTTAATTAAATATGAAGGGATACCATCGATATACATGATAAAACGGTTAGGAACTTTGGGTTCAAATTCCGTAAACATGATTTCATTGGGTTGTAATACTGCCATTTTATGTTATATTTTTATTGCTGTTAATAAATATTAACGGGCTGAATCCCTTATGCAGGGAATTCAGCGCCAGTTGGAGTTAAGTTAAAGTTCAAGATAATAAATTCAGCTGTTTTGGTAGGTTGAATGTATATTTGACCTACTAATTGGTTTCTATCAATTACATCAGCAGTATTGTTTGTTTCATCCATTATCACTCTATAAGCATATAATCCTTGACGTTGTACTACTGTATCAAGATAAGGATTAACTTGGTTCAAGAAGCGGTTACGAGTTACAGCTGTATTTTGTTCAAATACTAAGTTACGAGAAACACCACCAATGAATTCTTTCAATGCAATCAACAAACGACGAACGTTTACACGATCAAGAGCTGTTGGTTTGCGTTGTAGTGTTTTCTGACCCCATACACATACTCCAGTTCCTGGGAATGTAGCTAATGGGTTAACATTTGCGCTATATAATGTATCGCGATCTGTTTGTTGTAAGCGACGTTCTGCTCTTACTACTGCAGGAATACCACCTCTATTTAAACCGGCAGGAGCAAACCATTCAGCACCTACTTGGTCGTTGAATGCTAATACACCACCTATTACTGTAGAAGGAGGACACCATACTGTTTTGTTTAAGTTACTGCTAAACAACTGAACCCAAGGGTAATATGTTGCTGCATAGTTACTTGATTGGCCAGCTGCTGCTTGAGTTGCTGCTGCAATTGATTGACCATATGTTGTAGTATCTAAAATAGCAATTGCATCGCCACGTCCTTCAACAGTTGAAATCAAATCATCAGCAACTGAGCTTCCTAATGTTATACCAGGAGCCATTAGTATGTTGTACTGATATTCATCTTTATTTGATAATAATTGGAATGCTTCGGCATAATCAGATGGGCTAAATCCTTGAACATTTGAATTAGTGATGGTTTCGTTCATTAATTTAGGCTGATTAGTATCAATTGTACCACCATCAAATGATCCACCGTATGAACCACTACCTACTAAAGGTAAACTTCCGCTATATTGAGCAGATTTAAAATTACCATTGTTGTCAATTGAATCTACGTTTGGAGTAGTTACTGATGCAACACGAATGTATCTAGAGGCATTGGGGTAGTTACCGTCAAATTCTACTATATTTTCAGTTGAATTGTATCTTGGTTTTAAATCACCAATAACACGAGAAATGTAGTTAGGAAGTTGAGGATCTAAACTTACGTTAGCCCATGTTTCCAAAATGTTCTTTTGAGCATCATTATCATCACCACGACGAACAATAATTGTAAATGTACCACCATTGCTACCAGTATTAACGTTTGTTACTTCCCAACGAACATTGTATTGTGATCCGCTAGCTAAAGCACCACTTACTATACTAGAAGTGTTGTTCATTTGATTACCCCAAGCTAATGTTTCAAGTGTAAATGAAGTTGCTGAGATACCATTAGAGCCACCATTAAATATGGTTAATTTGCCTGATGTATCCCCAGTCCAAAATAATGAACTACTTACAAACCAACTATTATTAGGAGTTGATGAGGGAGAAACAGCAGAAATAGTTAATATATCTGTTGCAGCATTATAAGATGATGTAAAATTATTGTCAAAAAAACTAGCGCTATTGTTAATAGAAGCTGTAATATAATTTCCCCAATCATCAATAGAAGGATTAGCTCCCATGCCAATATAAAAAATATCAATAGCAGAATCTAAATATGATTGACCAGCACCAAGCCAATCTACTCTTTGTATAAAGTAATCATTTCCTCCAGGAATACCTAATCGTAAAAGTTTATAACTTCCTGTATCAGTAGATGTTACTGCAAATGAAGCAGAGGATACAGTACCTGTAACACTATTAATTCCACCAGGAACATTTGACTGAGCATATGTGCTCATGTTGCCAGATCCACTAACAATTCTAGTTACAAGTAAGGATCTACCACCATTATTGAAATACTCACGTGCAGTTACTGAGGTGAGATATTCATAATAATAGCTACCACTTTTGAATACATCACCAAATAATGATAAGTATTGGTTATAAGTGGTAACATAAGTTGGTACCATTGGACGACCACTTACTGTAGGTCCTACAATAGCTGCACCGACAGCTGGTGGTGCTTGTGTGTATAAACTTTGATCGGATTCAATCTGAAATACACCGGGAGAAAGGATAATTTCACTCATTTTTATATGGTTATTTTAATTTATTTACTAGGGATTACCTAACGATAAATATTTACAAAACCATACAAAACGCAAAACTAATATAATTAGAATGGAGTTATTTCCCCAGTCTCTATATTGATACTTCCTTCACCATACTTTTCCTTCAATGCCTCTATCAATTCTTTTTCGCGTTCTCCTAATTTTTTAATATCTTCTACGATATTATCTTTTTCAGTTTCAATTGCAGATTTAGTAGCATTTACATTTTGTAATTGCACTTCAATACTACCAAGTTCAAATACAAATTGGTTGTATTTGGCTTGCATTTCCTTAATCTGTTTAATTTCTTCTTCTGTGAGTTTTTTAATTTCTTCTGACATAGATTTTATTATTTATTTATTTTTTATTAGGGGATACTCGTCCTTTTAATTTTTCAGAAATAGCACGTTTTGCTTCTTCTGATTTTGTTTTGCCCTTATTTGGTGATACTCTACCTTTATTTATTTTGCTTATAAATTCACTATACCACTCTGGCATCTTTTTATGTGATTTGTGCTTTATTCCTATTTTACCTAAACTTATAGCTAATTTATGTTCATCTGATTTAGGTTTGCGCATATTATTCTTGTGTTCATCTGATTTAGGTTTGCGCATTTTTTCTGTATTTTGTTTTGGTTTGCGCATATTGTTTTTAGTTTCTTCTTTATGAAACTCAGGCCCACTTCCTCCTTTCTTGCGTTTGTTTACAACATCATATCCTAAATTAATGTAATGTTGTATCCATTTTGTTTCAAGTGGTTCCCAATCATCATATTGATATGAATTAACTTCATCTATATAAGTATATTTAATTTGAGAACCATATTTAATTTTATGTGCTGCCTTTCTACTAGAGATAGTTTTACCTATATAAACTTTATTAGTTCCTGGTTCTATATTTTCTACTAGATATATTTTGGTCATTTTTTCCAACGTTTATCAGGGCATGCTTCAGGACCCGGTTTAGGGCTAAAAATTTTGCGTTGAAGTGGGCATCCACACAATCCACAAGTAAACATATCGATTGTTTTTACATATGTTTTGTGTGGGCAGTCATTGCATATTGATATGCGATATTCTGCTATTTGTTTTTGTTCAGGTGTTGGATTAGCTGCAGCGATCCATGCTTTAGCTATTTCAACTACTTTAAGCATTTTTCTTCTTTTTAGGTGCTTTTGGTTTAGCAGACATTTTTTTCTTTGTCTTAGGCTTAGGTTCTTCAATCACTTCAGCTACAGGAAGATTAACAATTTCTTCTACAGCAGCGAGTGAACTTGTTTCATAACCCAATGGTTCTTCTACAATAGTAGGTTGTTCAATAGGTTGTTCTTGCTTTTTAGTAAATTTGTTTACAACAGCAAATACTACTGCTACTACAACAATGCTAGTTAAAACAATAGATAACATAATTTTGGTTTTTTATTTTTTATATATATAAATATATAAAAGAGATACTAATCAACCAAATTTGTAAGAAAGTTTTTGTTAGTTAGATCTTCTATGTTTTTAGATGCTCTAAGCTCAGCACGCTGGATTTCTTTTTCTGTAAATAGTAAACAGCGCTCATTTGTGCCATCAGCATCTTCTACCCATACAGATACATAGCCTTTGTTTTCGTTTTTCTTTTTAAGTGTATTCCACACTTTAATTAAGCGTCCTGCTTTAACTTTTACTTGATCAATTAAATTTGCCATATGTTTTAGTTTTAAAGAATTTTATGCCACCATAACCATCCTAGTAGTCTTACAATATAATATCTAAGATAATTATCGAATTTATTGCTGTTTGTGATGTTAGTCCAAAATAACATTTCATCATCTGCTTGTTTTCTTGTTATCCCTTCTACTTTATTTACATATAATACGTCGTGTACTAAATATCCAAACAATCCATCGTTTACTGGTCTAACAAATGACCATAACCATTTTGGAACAGTTGACATATCATAAACAAACCCTTTAGGTATGTTTATTATTTTACCGTTACCGTTAAGTTCTACTGTTATTGGATTTTGTATTTTCCAGTATTTACCGCTTTTATCAGAATAGATGTTTGATTGTACAATCA